GGCATCCCCCAACCGCCCGAGGAAGTTGGCGAGGCCGCTGCTGCCGAACACGCGCGGGCCGGCGGACTGCTGTGCGATCTGCTGCTGGTGAAGCGCCTGGTTCTGGGCCAGCGCAGCCTGTATCCCGCTGGTGGCGTCTGGAAGCTGTGGGGCCGGGGCGATCGAACCGAGCGCGGAAAGGTCGAGCGGCATCAGCGCAGGCCGCCGACCGAGCCGAGCAGCTGCGGCAGAAGCTCCTGGAAGCTCTGCGTTCCGCGAAGGGCGGGAGCCTGCGCCTGCTGCACCTGGTTGTTGGCCGCATATTGCTTCCAGATGTTCGCGAGGCTGTCGAGCTTCGTCGGCTGCGCTGCGGCGGTTGACGCAGCCTCACCTGCTGCCGCTGGCGCAGCGCTTGCAGCGCCTGCTGCCGGTGCAGCTGCTCCGAGCTGGGAAATGAGCTGCCCCATCAGATGAACTCCGCAATATTTTCGGGGTAGCCAAGGCGGTCGTAATTGACCGTCCGGTAACCATTACGTTCCGGCCCCAGCGCCCACGGACGCAGCTGCTCGACCTCATCGGCCATGACGCCGATGAACACGCCCTCGGGAAGTGATGGATCGATGTCGCGGTCGTATTCGAACCGCCACTTGCCGAGCCCGTCGTTGAACTCGCCGATGCGTTCTGCGTTCTTCTTGACGCGCGGATCGGATGCCATTGCCGCCGTGGACAGTGCGGCACCGATGAGACCGCCGAGGCCGGGACTGCTCTGGCCCTTGGAGACCTGACCCGCTTCCGAAACCAGCCCGCCAGCGCCGAGCGATAGTTTGGCCATGTCGGAGAGATGCCCGAGGTAATTGTCGAGCTTGGTCGAGGCGAGGTTCTGGCCGAACTGGTTCAGCGCCTTCAAGGTCGAGCCCGAATTGAGCAGACCCCGCGCGGCAGCATTGTTGGTGATCGCCCTGGAACCGGAATCCAGCAGGAAGTTGTAGCCAGAGGAATTGAGATAGTTCTGGAGCCCGCCGCCTCCGAAACCGCCGGAGCCGCCCACACCCCCAGCCCCCTGTCCGGGAAGGCGCAGGACGCTGCCGTTCGCCGCCGCGTCGCCGGGAACGCCGTTGTTGGCGAGATTGATAGCCCCACCGGCAGAGCCGAGCCCGCCGACGCCGAGGATGTTCGCCATTGCGCCAAGCGAGCTGGAGCCGACGCCCGCCCACGGGCCGAAGTTGAGGAATGTATAGGGAAGGGCGGTATTGCCCGATTTTGAGTCGCTGCCGCCAGTAAGTGCGCCCATTGAGACCCCGCCAAAGCCGATTCTGGGCGCTCAAAGCCGCAAAGACGGCGAGCGGTGAGATTGCTCTATAGCACTGCGAGGAAGGTGGGTGTGTTCCTAGAAGTCAGGCGGCGAGCCGCTCGTTCGCCCAGTGCGCACGAGTCAGTTCACCGAGCAGCACTTTACCCAGAGGCCGTTCCGCCTCTCCTGTGATGGTGAAGCCGACGCGCCGTGCGACGAATGCCGTCCGCTTTCCGCTTATGGGTATCTCGACGCGAAGCAACTGTGCTCCGTATGCGTCGAACATCTCGCCGATCATCGCTTTTGCACGTTCGATCGCACGCTTTCCACGGGATGCGAACCAGACGTGGAGCAGATAAATTCCCTGCCCGAAATACTCCGCCATGCCGAGGTCTGGGCCGATGCGGAGAGCAACGTTGCGTGGATCGGCAAGCCATATGGAAGCGGAGAATGTGCCGTCGTGTAGTTCCGGTGGCACCGTGACGGCGAGCATCGCCGCCATCTCGAACGGGTTACTGACCCTTAGCAAGCCGCTCGATCTCCTTGCGGAGCGCTTCGCAGTTCTCGCGGTATTCTGGCTTGCCTTCGCGGGCGGCGAGCTTGGCCTTGAGGTCATTGAGGCGCGTCATTGGCCCAGGCTAGCATCTTCTCGCGCGCAGGTGTGTTCCTAGTCCCGCTTTGCGTCGGTGTTGAATTTCCGTTATTCACGTCCCCGCTCGGGTGAGGACGAATATGAAACAGCGGCTTGCCGACATCTTCTTCGACCCGCGAACCGTGATGTGGTTCGGCTTCGCGGTGTTCGTGGTTATGGCAGTCGGCGTGTTGACCGGCGCGATTCAGCCAGTGGGCTAGAGGATTTCCTTCACGCTGATCGAAGGCAGCGATCCGGTGAACACCGCGGAGCTGGCCTCTAACCGGAACTGCGTGCCATCGGCCAGGAACGTAGCGCGGATCGTGCCGCTGCCATTCGCCAGCGCCGGAGTGATAAACAGCCTACCGAATGTCTCCGTGCGGATACGAAGGGCAGAGCCTGCGGTCTTATTGTAATCGAATTGGATGGCGTAGCTGTGGCCGTTCACGAATACGCCAGACTGCACAAGGCTATTGCTCGCTGAAGCGGCGACCGCGTTGCTGCCGCTGATCGACCAGCCACCTGAAGTCGTCCATGAAGCCGGATTGTCAAAGCCGGGATCGGTAACGCGCTCCGTCCCTAGCGTCTGACCGCTGAAAGTCTGCGTCGTCGTCGCCCACGACGTCGTGTAGCCTGTGAACTTCGTGATCCACGTCGCGCCGTCGTAATATTGAACGTCGAACCATGCCGGGCCGCCGTTCGTGACAGCAGAGCCGACCGTGATCGCGACTTCGTTCACTGTGATTGGGCTGGCCGTAGTGTATTGCAGCCAGCCCGAGGCCGCCGAGGATTGCCAGAAGGTCGAGCTGTTGCCGTCGAATGCGTTCGCAACGAAACCGCCAGTGGAACTATTGAAGGAATCCGCTGATGGCGTTCCCCCGGTCGCCAGGTTCGCGCCGCCGACAGAGCCGCGCAACTCAAGCTCCGAAATGGATGCGAATGCGGTTCCACTCAGCGACGTGTAGATAAAGACACGCCACTGCGTAGAGTATCCTGGGGCAAGGCCGCCGCTCGCCTGCCCGCACATCAATGCCGCATTCGTAAACGGCAGCACTTACGAGAATCCCTTGCCGGAAAGGAACGCATCGAACTTCGGCGTCGAAGCATCGGTGCAGAATACCGTGATCCGGTCGCGCTTGCTCGCCGTAGTGGTGAGCGTTGGCGCTCCGGTCGTGCCCCAATCGAATGACGACGGCCATGTCATCGTCCGCGATCCGGTGCCGTCCTGTGCTACACCAATGGAATAGGTTCCAGTGGTGGGCGGGTTGCCAATCGTCATCGTGCGATTGGCCGTGAGCGTCACCTTCGCGTTGATCGCCAGGCTCATGTCCCAATAGCACGTCGAAGTGATGGTCGTGGATGAAACCGTCTGCGATGCGGAAACCGTGTAGGTGCCCGTGCCGCCCGTTCCTGTTCCCAGCGCGGTGATGGTCGTTCCGGAAGTGACCCCGGTCCCTGAAATCGTCTGCCCGACGCCAAGGGTGCCGTTCGTAACCGCCGATACCGTCAAGGTCGTTCCGCTGATGGAGCCCGTCACCACCGCGCCCTCGGCGAGCGTCTGCACGGCCATTGCGGACTGGAGAACGTCGGCGGTTACGACCTTGTTTGCCGTTCCAGCACGCACCTGAGCTGCGGTCGCGCCATCAACCGCGATGCTCTCGGCATTGCCCGCATCGTTGTAGGTCGCGACGATGCCGGTGTTCGTGCCGGCAGAGATCAACGACGCAACGGCATCCTGCGCCTGTTCGTCGGTGTATGCTCCCGGAATCGATCCGGAGAGAGCTTCGATCTTGTCGTAAACGTCGTTCTTCGTCGGGACTTCGTTGGAGCCGTTCCAGCCCGCGCCGTAGGCTTCAGCGGGAACAGTCAGGTCGCCGCTCAGCGTGCCGCCCGTGAGCTTCAGGTAGCGCGCGTCCGCCTGCTCCTGGGTGATCCCCGAAAGGGTCGTTCCGCCGCCTGTCGTCGTCCCGGTCGTCTGGAGCTTGATCGGGTCGATGTAGAAACCGAGCGCAGCCCCGCCCGAACCCGCAGCCGTAATCCGCAGCTCGTCGACATTCGTCCCCGCCGCAATCGCGAACAGCGACTTGGAGATGACCAGCGCCTGATAGCTCGACGTGTTCGCGCTGGAAAAGCCGAACGCGCCTTCCTTCAACGTGACTGGCGATCCCTTTGCGACACCGGCAAGATACCATTGCAGCGTCAGCGAGCGCTTGGTGTTCCAGCTCGCCTTCGAGCGGATCGACAGGAGCAAATTCCCGTCGCCGTCGAAGCTCTCCGCCGAGGAGCGGACGAACTTGACGTATGCACCCGATGCAACGGAAGTCCCCTCGATATCCTTGGTGCCGGTGTTCGGGTTGTTCGTGCTCCCCGCCGTGAACCCCGTCCCCGAGGTGGTCGCGGTCCATTCCGTGCCTTCGTCGTAGATCGTTTCCGTGGTGATCCCGGAAAGAGATGTCGCTGTCGCCGGAACCAGAACGAAGGTCAGGTAAAGCTGTGAGGTCGGATCGACTGCCGGCTGTGATGGGTTGGCCGCTGGCGTGCCGTCGATCTTGCCGAACGTCCCCGTGTCATCGAGGTAGAGGACGTCGATGCGGGGATTGGTCGCGTCCGCCGCAGTCAGGGTGAGGGTCTGTGCGGAAGCCGTAACCAGCGTGCCGTCGATGTAAGCCGAGCCAGCCGACATCGAGAACCCGAGCGATCCGGTATAGGCGACGCCACAGCCCGAGACGATGCCGTTGAGCGGGGTTCCTTCACCGCTGCCGGAAAGCGCCGCCAACGCCGCTTGGAGGTCGGTCTGGTCGGCAAGCGTGCCGGTGATGCTGCCCCACACAGCCGAGGACGCACCAGCCCCGAGGATGTCCTCTATCCAGGCAGACTCAGCCCAAAGCGACAGTTCGTTCGTGTCGGTTGCCCAATATACGCCAAGCGCAGTTGGATACAGCGCTGGCGTAGCCGGACGGTCTGCGGCGAGACCCTGACTGATATAGTCGAATAGGTTTGTGCTTGTGGTCATGGCACTATCGGAGCCCAAATAAGATGCCCGCTGCCATCGCTAACGAGCTGTGGTGGTTCGCCGATCACGACCGGCAAGATCATGCCGGCCGCTGTCCCATTGGATGCGGCGGTCACATGGCCTTTTTCGTCAACGGTGATCGTGGCGTTGGTGTAGGTTCCCGCCGTCACTCCGCTATCGTCATGGGTCAGGGTGATATCCGCCGACAGGTCGCCGCCACCGCTCAGCGGCGCGACGGTATCGATGCGCGTGTCCTTGTCGGCCTTGCCGTCCAGTCCGGAGAGGGCTTCGTTGGCCGTCTTGTCGGTGGTCTCGCCGTTGGTGAACAGCTGCTGCCACAGCAGCGCAAACGCGGGCAGCGCTGCGCCGCGGCGGTCCACCATCGGATCGCCCGATTGAAGCGGCCTGACCTTGCGGAACCGGCTCATCGCATGTCGGCTCCCGACAGCCGAACGGTCGCGCCGTTGTCGGTGATGCGGAAGATGCGGCCCGGTGCCTTGATCGTTCCCAAGGACCGGTATTCGATCGTCGCCGAGTAATCGCCGGCTGCGATGATGTTGGAGCCGTGGTTGTTCCAGCTATGCCCGAGGTCGTCGGAGCTTTCGAGCATGATCGTTGCGCCCGTCTGCGTCGGTGCGCCAATCGACAGGTCGATGGTCACGGCCCCGCACGGAATGACATCGCGGCCCGTCACCTGGATTCCGCCTGTCGTGACACGGGTGAAGGCGTCGGAATCAGTTGTCGTGCGGTCATCGCGGCCCGTCGTCGGATCAAGAATCCAGAGCGTCCCGGTCGCGTCGTCTCCGGCAACCACGTCCGTTCCGAAGCCACGGTCGAGCGTTGTTGCTCGCATCCCGACCCAGTTGGTGCCGACGTGCGCCCGCCAGTTGTCGCGGCCCGGCGACGCCCACGAACTCCACATGTTCGCGGTGAGGTCGTAAACGAGCGTTTCAGAAGGCCCGAGGCGCAGGACGTAGAAATCGTGCCCGTCGAGACTGAACTCCCAGACGCGGATCGTCACGTCATCATCGGTCACGCCGTCGCCGTCGCCGCCGGTCACGTCATCGGCGGGGAAATAGCGGATCACGGTCGTGTATGCGGGAGCAGTCGCGTTGTCGCCGTTCTGCATGGAGATCAGCGCAAGGCGGGTGTGGGTGCTGAGCACCATCCCGCGCGTCACGTCCGGAATATCGCTGATGTCCCAGTCGGTGATGTCGTGTGTTGCAGCGGTCGAAAGATCGGCGGCGACGATATTGTGAAGGTCGGAATACGCGCCGTTGGCGTAGCTGTTCGGCCCCGGAAACCAGAAGGCCGTCTGCCCCGGCGCGAGGCCCATCAGGAACGGTGAACCCGCATCCTGAGCGGAATTGAGGACCGAGCCACTAACAGCATAGGAGCGATGAGCCAGCTGGGAAAAATCCGCATCGGCGAACAGGAAAAGGTCGGTGCCGCCGCCGCGCACCACGAACCATCCCGAAGAAGTGTGGTAAGCCTCGATGTGGTTATAGTTGACTTGTCCGGGGTCGGAGATCGTGTTGAAATCGGGTGCGGCTGAACCCGCCCCCGCATCGATCACCCGCTGGAAATAGATGCTGTCAGTGTCGGCACCGACCGCCCACACGTCCCCGTAGCGATCCTGCAAAATCTGCTGGAATTGGGTTAGGCCGGTGGGCGTTCCGTTCGCGACCGTCGTGAGCGTGCTGGTTTCGACATCGTAGATGCTGATGTCCTTCGATCCCGCGCCAGTCCCGCCACCGAGCCACGCAATCTTGCGCGTATCGTCGGGCATGACGAACAGCCCCAGCCCGCCCGAAACCGCAAGCAACGCATCCGACGCCAGGACGGTTTGGGAACCACGGGCAAAGTCGGGCCACGAGCAAAGCGTCCCCGCCGTATCCAGCGAATAGACCGTGCCGTCATCGTCGATGACGAGGTTGAGGCCGCCACCGCCTGCGCCGAAGGCCGTAATGCAGGAATCGTCGGTGCGGTCGAGCGTCAAGATCGTCCGGTCGCTGCTGGTATCCTCGCATATGATGTAGCGTCCGTCAGGCGAGAACGCCTGCGGGTAGAAGGTCGCAATCCCGACCGTCTCGTCTTCGAGCAAGGGCTCGACAAGGAACGGCAGCCCCATCAGCCGATCCTCTGCGCGTTGATCGCTTCACGCAGCCGCTCCGCGATTCCCGGAGTGGACACGACGACGGGCTCGGCACCGATGCGATAGACCGTTCCGTCCGTTCCAACGGCCATCACGTCGTCCTTGACCTGGACGATGGTGCCTTCCCAGATGCCCTTGTCAAACAAGCGGCCCTGCTGGCGCTGAAATGGAGCCAAGGCGTCCCCGGACGGATACCAGACTTCATTGGTCGAGGTTCCCGGAAGCCAGAATTGATCCCCGACAACCACCACCTGCCACACCGGATCGGGCGAGCGCTCGGCAGTCGCGAAGTTGAGCGGATCGATGATGATCTCGCCTGGTTCGATCCAGTAGAAGCGCCCGTTCTTCCCCTGCCCTTGAGCAACGACGCAGATAGTGAACGACGCAATCACCCCGACCGACACGATCCCGTCATTGTCGGGCACGGCCACAGTGGAGAAGGTCGAGCCGCCGCCGCCCGAGAGGGTTGCGCCGCCCCACGCGATGTTGGCCCCGGTTTCAGTGGTTGCCACCGTGTCCCCGTCCGCGCCGTTGAGGAACGCCCGGATCACCAGCGTCGTCGCATCCGACGAGATCGCCCGCGCATCGGGATTGCCCGCCATTGACGAGCTGTAATCCACCCCCGCCGCGCCGGAGTTGTTGATAGCGTTGAGGAGGTTGGCCAAGGCTTGTTCGACCGAGCCCGAGAGCGACACAAGCCACGGCTGCGCCGATGTTCCTGCCGGCGTCCCGGTGTCCACGTCGCCGGACGTGAACTTGTAGGTCATCGATCCGACCGTAACCGTATCGTTGTCGGCAATCGCCCCGGTGGAGGTCAGGGTGCCTCGGGCATAGTCGCTCTCGGTGTAGTAATGCAGAGCCAGCCCGTCCGCGATGAACAGATAGGTGTCGGTCGCGGCCATCGACACGGCCCCGGTCGAGGAGTCGATGGTTCCGACCACCGTGACCGTTTCGTCCTGCGCGATCTTGTAAACCGTGTTGCCGCCGACGACGAACAGGGATTCCCCGAACGTCCCCGGCTGCGAATAGACCTGCCGGATCGGGCTGTGCGTCATGGTCAGCCACTTGCGCAGCGCCGGGCGGGTCAGGAGCGCGACTTGATCCTTCTGGTTGACGGGACATTGCTCAAAGTAGCGGTTCAGCAGCCGGATATCGGGCGTCTGCGCTACGCTCCGCGAGAAGTCGGAGGTTCCGAGAGGCAGGCGCATTAGCGGTGCAACAACGCCGACCAGATGGCGCTCATCAGGTCGCCGCCGCCCGTTGGCTGGATTTGCCCGTCGCGGAGCGCACGAGCCTTGTTGATATTCTCCAAGCCAACGCCACGCTGCAAGTCATGAATGTCCTGCGGGCTTAGTTGACCCAGACTGTTCTGGAGCCATTGACCATAGGCATTCGGCGCGGGACCGACTCCAGGCCCCCACTGCTGCAACATAGCGCCCGTGGGATTGAGAAGCGCGCGAGCGATATGGTCAGCGCCCGTCACAACCGTGTAGTTGCGGGATGGTTCGACGCCGCGGAAGTCCATTTACGTCCTCCCGCTGTTGAACGCCGCCGTGCTTTCTCCGAATGGCCCGCGCCGCTGGTGCAGCAGCCCAAGCGAGCCCGGATCATTGGGGGTTCTGGGCTTGCGGTAGCGCGCCTGGATTTGCGAGCGTTGGCGCTGCAACGCCATCTGGCTTTCCGGCGTCAGGTTGCGCGAGTGGCGCGGGTTCAGCCGAACCGCCAGCATGACGATGAAATAATCGTCATATTCGGTCGGGAACGGCATGTCGTCGGTGGCGATTAGGTCGGTCACGCGAACCCAGTTGGCCTGGTCGGCGCGATACATGAACTCGGCAACCAACCCTTCGGTGTTGAACAGCTCGGTCGCGTCCAGCTCCAGCGTCCGCCCGTTGCCGTCCAAGGTGAGATTGCAGGTGTCGAGCGTGTTGGCGCTATCGACAATCGCGAAGCGCTGCCCGTCATAGGGCATGGGATCGAGCTTGAACGTCAGCGGCCCCGTCAGGTTGAGGATCAGCCGGACGTTCTCGGGAATCCACGGGGAGCAGAAGGCCGTCTGGTCATACGTCCCGCCCACGTTCAAATCCGTGAGCGGCAGGCCGACTTCCGAGCCAATCGTGGACTGGATCAGCGAATTGAGGAGAGACAGTCCCTCGGTCTGCTCGGCAGCCGTGGGCGTTGACCCGATCGCAATCAGGTTACTCTCTCTATAAGCCCTCTGGATGATCTCGGCAGCGGTCGCCATTGGTCAGGCTCCCCCGCTAGACGAAGAACGTCCCGGTGCAGTTGGTGAGAACTGCGTAGGCACCGTCCTGGAAATAGGACGGCATCGGCGTGTAGGAACCGGCAGTGACCGGCGTCGCGATGATAACGGTCGCCCCCGATGCGTCGGTCGCCTTGATCTCGACCGTCCCCGAGGTTGACGTGGCGCACAGGAACCCGGCGCAGGTTCCGCCGCGCTCGGCAAGCTGCCCGCTCGCGCTCATCGGCTTGGGTCGCCACACTTCCTTGACGTGATTGCTCAACTAAGCCTCCTGACCGATTGGGGAGCGACGGGGCGGCAGCAGGGAGTTCACCGCCGCCCCGTCTAGGCTTACGAGCCGTTGATGCGGACGATGCGACGACGGTCGCGGACGTTCGCAGTCAGTGCGCAGTCAAAGCGCACGCTGTGGTCGCCAGTGCCGAAGTCGCTGTGCATCCACATGCGGACGCTGATCGGCACGTTCTGGAGCTTGCGCCGCATCGCCGTGCCCGTCGAAGGCATGATGAGCGGAGCAGTGTCCACGACGATGGCCTGCTTCTGGACGATGCCGCGCTGGCGGTAGGACGTGCCGGCCGCACCCTTGATCGTCAGCGCTGCGTTGTCCGCAGGAGCCGCCGCGACCGTGGCATGGGCCGTATTGATGTTCACGTCGTCGCCCGAGCCGGAGCCCGGAACGATCATCGCCGGGAAGATGCGCAGGGTCGCAATCGCGCCGCTCGAAGCGGCCGCATCGGCAACCACCACGAACTGCTGAAGGCGTCCCGTATCCACCTGGGCGCGGTTGTCGTAGGCATTCACCCCGGCAATCGTGAACACGTCGCCGGCCTTCAGCGTCTGCGAGCCGGTCAGCGTGTCGATGGCGATGGTCTGGGTGAGATACTGGCCAGGAGCAGCCGAGTTGCACACGTCCTTGTAGTTGACGTTCTGGCTGGCACCGTTGATGAGCGCCGCCGAGCTGCCCTCACCCGCACGGCTGCCGGTCGTCAGAACCGGGAGCTGCTGGGTGAACAGCGTCTCGATGCCGCCGAGATCGCCGCGGAACCCGACGCGGATCGCCTTGGAGGCTTCCGAGTCCGAATACAGCTTGCCGATCTGGTTGCCGAGTGCCTGCTTGTCCTCGAAGGTGAGGACGCCGCGCAGGTCGTTGTCCGAAACGCCTTCCTGCTTCAGACGGGTGTAGCCCGCCATGAAGTCGTTGAAGTCGGCGACGTTGTTGCCGGGGGTGCCGACCC